GTAATGCTCAAGTAAAAAGAGACGGCGTACAGCAGGGCTGGTCTAAAGATGATATTTTAGAATATCAACACTGTATGAAAGACCCTGTGTACTTTGCTGAAAAATATGGTAAGGTAATTAATCTTGATGAAGGTCTAGTTCCTTTTGAGATGTATCCTTATCAGAAAGAAATGTTTAAGCATTTTGAAGATAACCGATTTTCTATTGTATTAGCGTGCCGTCAGTCTGGTAAGTCTATCAGTTCGTGCATGTATATTCTTTGGTATGCTTTGTTTCATCCTGACCAGACTATTGCAGTACTTGCTAACAAAGGTGCCACAGCTCGTGAGATGTTAGCGCGTATTACGCTAGCACTAGAAAATGTGCCATTCTTTTTACAACCTGGTACTAAAGCATTAAATAAAGGTTCGTAGAATTTTTCTAATAACTCTAGAATTATTGCAGCAGCAACATCAGGATCTTCTATTCGTGGTTTGTCTGTTAACCTTTTGTTCTTAGATGAGTTTGCATTTGTAGATGATGCCGCTACGTTTTATACCTCTACATATCCTGTGGTATCGTCAGGTAAGACTACACGAGTAATTATTACATCTACAGCTAACGGTATTGGTAACATATTTCATAAAATCTATGAGGGTGCTGTACAGTCAACTAACGAATTTAAGCCCTTCAGAGTGGACTGGTGGGACGTCCCTGGCCGCGATGATGAGTGGAAAAGACAAACAATTTCTAACACATCTGAGCTGCAGTTTCAACAAGAATTTGGCAATACTTTTTTTGGTACTGGCAATACACTTATTTCTGCTGACGCATTAATGAATATGAAAGCTGTATCTCCGTTATTAAATACAGATGTGAAAGTGTATGAAGAACCTAGTCCTAAACACGATTACATTATGACTGTTGACGTAGCCAAAGGCCGTGGACAAGACTATTCTACATTTAACATTATTGATATATCAACTAGGCCATTTAGGCAGGTTGCGTGTTATAGAAATAATTTAATATCACCTATTTTGTTTCCAGATGTTATTCATAAGTGGGCAAAGAAGTATAATGAAGCATATGTGTTAATTGAATCTAATGATGCTGGATCTGTAGTAGCTAATGGATTATATTACGATATTGAATATGAAAATACTCATGTAGAATCCATGGTCAAGGCCAACTCTATTGGTGTTACTATGACACGTAAAGTTAAAAGAATTGGTTGTTCTAATCTTAAAGATCTTATTGAAGAAAAAAGACTATACCTAGCTGACCTAGATACAATTAGCGAATGTTCTACATTTGAAGCTAGAGGCAATTCATTTGAAGCATCTGACGGTAACCATGATGACCTAGTAATGAATTTAGTATTATTTGCATGGTATGTAGGAAGTCAATCATTCGTAGATAATACTGATGTTAATATTAAGCATTTGTTATATGAAGAAAAAATGAGACAAATAGAGGATGAAGTTGTTCCTTTTGGATTTGTAGATGACGGCCAAGAAGATACAAATGAAAATATTGAAAATAGAAACACAGTGTGGCAGGTTGCAGGAGATACCGGATTGTTCTAAAAACACCTTTATTATAAATATTATTATTGTTTGATAGAACCTTATCATGGAAAACTTATTATTTAATCCAACGAAAAGGAAGACGAAATGGCATTTTTTACGCCTTCGCTGTCTCCAGCAGTAGTAACTCGTGAGATCGATCTTACGGGTATTGTCCCAAATGTAGGCACCTCTACCGGTGCTTATGTCGGTGACTTTCGCTGGGGTCCAGTCAAAAAACCTACTCCGGTAGATACTGAAGCAACTTTAGTATCTAGATTTTCATCTCCAGATAGAAATAACAGTGTGTCTTTCCATAGCGCTGCATATTTCACAAAGTATTCTAGCGAATTGTTAGTTATTCGGGCAGTAGATGGTACTGCAGTTAATGCATTTGATAACGGTGGAGCAAACTCCAGCGATTCATTTTTTGCTAGCAGAAGCGCAACTCTTGTAGAAAACGATGACCACTTTGCTAATATTAAAACAGGCGCTCTCAATACTCAAAACCAAGGTTTTATGGCTAAGTACGCCGGAAATTTAGGAAACTCTCTTAAAATTGAAATTTGCCCTGATGGCACTAGTGACTCAGCATTTAATAATTGGGCTCTTAAAGACGAATTTACTTCTGCGCCAGGTACTTCTTCCTTTGCTACTGCTATTGGAGCTAGTGGCGATGAAGTGCACGTAGCGGTAGTCGATGCTGATGGCGAATTTACAGGAACTAAAGGAACTGTCTTAGAAACATTCCCGTTTGTTTCTATTGCATCAAACGCTAAAAACCCTGATGGATCTACCAATTACATTGCTGATGTTATTAATAACCAGTCCAAATATCTTTGGCTCGTAGATGCACAAAACATTGACTCAGATTACGACGCTGCTGGCGCCGGTGATGCTGCTATTGATGCTAAAAACTACTCTTTGTCTGACTCAGCATACGCAATTAAAACAATTAATCTCAGTGGTGGCGTTGATACATCAAATTTAACTGAATCTCATGTTGCTGCAGGCTTTGATACGATTGAAGATATTGACGCTTATACCGTAGATTTCTTGATTTCTCCACCTGTTGTTACTAGTGGTACTCAAGCAGCAGACGATAGTGCTGCAAAAACAATCATTAACGATTTGATTAGCATTGCTGCAGTTACTCGTAAAGATTGTGTTGTAGTTGCTTCGCCTCCAAAGCAAGATCTTACAGCTACTACTCCTGTAACAGAAACTGCTGAGTTTGCTAACAGCATTACTCAGAGCAACTACTGCTTCTTGGATAATAACTGGCTTAAGGTGTATGATAAGTATAACGATGAATACATCTATATTCCAGCTAACTCTTCTACTGCTGGACTAATGGCACAAACCGATTTTACTAATGCGCCATGGTTCTCACCAGCAGGTCTTCAGAGAGGAATGTATTTTGGTGTTACCGATATTCTCCACTCTCCTAATAAGGCAGAAAGAGACCAGCTATATAGAGCTAGTGTAAACCCAATTACTAACTTGCCAGGTAATGGTATTACTCTGTTTGGTGATAAGACCATGCAGGATAGACCATCGGCGTTTGATCGTATTAATGTACGCCGCTTGTTCCTTACTTTGGAAAGAGCAATCTCTGAAGCTGCTAAATCTGTACTCTTTGAATTCAACGATGAGTTTACTAGAGCACAGTTTGTTAATATTGTCGAGCCATTCCTCAGAGAGGTTAAAGGTCGTCGTGGTATTACCGACTTCCGTGTTGTATGTGATGCTACTAACAACACTCCAGAGATTATTGATCGCAATGAATTCATTGCTACTATCTTCATTAAGCCTGCACGTTCGATTAACTACGTAACTCTGAACTTCGTAGCTACTCGTACCGGCGTGGACTTTGAAGAAGTAGTTGGTCTGTCATTCTAAACCGCTTAACCAAGGAGATATAAGCAATGGCTATTTTAGGAGTCGATGACTTCAAAGCAAAACTGAAAGGTGGCGGTGCTAGACCTAATCTATTTAAGGCAACGATCAACTTTCCAGGTTATGCTGGTGGAGATGTAGAACTTACATCCTTTATGTGTCGGGCAGCTCAGCTTCCCGGTTCTATTATGCAGGAAATCATTGTACCATTCCGTGGTCGTGAACTGAAAATCGCCGGTGACCGTACGTTTGACGTATGGACAGCACAGATTATTAACGACACCGATTTTAACGTCCGCAATGCTATGGAACGTTGGATGAATGGTATTAATGCTCATTCTGCAAACACAGGTCTTACTAACCCAGTAGATTACCAGGCCGATTTGGTTATCGAACAGCTTGACAGAGATGAGTCTGTGTTAAAAACCTATAACTTCCGTGGTTGTTTCCCAACCGACATTTCTCCAATTGATCTGGCATACGATCCTGCCGCAGCAATTGAAGAATTTTCTGTAACCTTCCAGGTACAGTACTGGGAATCTAATACTACCAGTTAAGGTGTAATAAATAAGGTAGGGAAGAGGATAAGCCTTTTCCCTACTCTTGTATTTGGAGAAATATTTTGGCAGACGATAGTGTAAAACTCTTTGGCTTAGAAATTAAACGAGCAAGAAGAGAAAAAGAAAAAGAGCAGCTTCCATCTATTGTTCCTCCCTTAGATGATGATGGCGCAGGATATATTACTGCAGCCGGCAGTCACTATGGTTCATTTGTGGACTTAAGCGGTGATCAAGCTAAAGATGATAAAGATTTAATTAAACGGTATAGAGCTGTTGCAATGCATCCTGAAGTAGATGCTGCACTAGAAGACATTGTCAATGAAGTCATTTCTGGAGATGATGATTTAATTGAATTAAATATGGACAATGTTGATACTAGCGATTCTATTAAAAAACAGATTAAAGAAGAATTCGATAATATTACTGCGATGCTGGACTTTCAGAACTACGCGCATGATATTTTCCGCAGATACTACATTGACGGACGAGTCTATCATCATTTGGTTGTAGATCCTAAAAGACCTCAAGAAGGTATTCAAGAGATCCGACCCATTGATGCTCTTAAGATTCGTAAGGTAAAAGAAGTAAAGAAAGAGAAAGATAATGTTACTGGCGCTAGCATTATTACAAAAGTAAATGAGTACTTTATTTATTCCGAAACCGCGGGATCAGCTACTGCATCATACGCATCTGGTGGAAAAAATACTAATGCTTTAAAAATTGCACCGGATGCTATTAGTTATGTAACAAGTGGATTATTAGATTCTAATCGCAAAAAAGTAATTTCTTATCTGCATAAGGCACTTAAGCCTATTAATCAATTGCGCATGATGGAAGACGCATTAGTTATCTACCGCCTTGCAAGAGCGCCCGAACGCCGTATCTTTTATATTGATGTGGGTAACTTACCTAGAGGTAAAGCAGAGCAGTACCTTAAAGACATTATGACTAGATACAGAAATAAGATGGTCTATGATGCTAATACAGGTGATCTTAAAAATGACTCTAAGCATATGTCTATGCTGGAAGATTTCTGGCTGCCTAGACGTGAAGGTGGTAAAGGTACTGAAATTAGTACATTACCAGGTGGACAAAATCTTGGTGAAATTGATGATATTATATATTTTCAAAAGAAACTTTATAAATCTTTAAATGTTCCTACAAGTAGAATTAACCCTGAAGAACAGGCTGGAGGTCTTCTAGGAAGATCATCAGAAATTACTAGAGATGAATATAAGTTCCAAAAGTTTGTAAATAGACTTCGGCGCAGATTTTCTGATTTGTTTTATAATATTCTAAAAAAGCAACTTTTGCTTAAAGGAATTATTACTGATGATGATTGGGAATCATGGAAAGGTGATTTGTTTGTAGATTATATTGTAGACAATCACTTCACCGAACTAAAAGAAACTGAGATGCTCAGAGAGCGGGTTGGTATGTTACAGCAAATTGAACCGTATCTTGGTGCATTCTACTCTAAGGAATGGGCTCAGAAAAACGTGCTGATGCTCACTGATGATGATATCAAAACAATGAAAGATCAGATCGAGCAAGAGAAAAAAGACGGTGAAATTCCGGATCAAGATCAAGAACCAGACATTTGATATTAAAAACAAATTTATTATAAATACATTCACGTACAATTATAAGGACTTTTTTGATGGCTGAAGATATTGGTAATTTTTTAGATAATGTAGCTAGTAAGAACTTTGCTAATGCTGAGAAAGAATTCTCAGATATGATCAATGCTCGATTGGCTGATCGTCTGGAATCACATAAAGCTGTGATTGCAAACTCTGTTTATAACGGAGTTGATCCAGAAGAAGTTGAAGATGACATCGAAGATGACACAGATGACGTAGAAATCGAAGATCA